AAGATACATCAACGAAGCTCCCAATTTTATTGTATATATTAATCCTATCAGCAAGATTAAGGTCAGAAATATCTTTACCATCAAGATCGAAGAAATCATTATCACTTAGTTCGTGGTATCCATTATAGAACGTTTTTGCAATTCCTGCATACTTTCTTCTCATCAACTTCTCAATTCTAACATCCTCGCACACATTTACAAATACATGAGGGATATTATGTGTTTCTCTCCAATCCACATCAGGGGTAAAAAGAGCGTGTCCTACTTCGTGGGCAACTAAAGAATCATATACATTATTACTTGCTTTCTCCCACCTTGGAAGGGTTAATACACGAGTGTGAACATTAAACTCAGCAGTATCTACTTTTTTATTCTCAACAATTAGATCTTCTGTAGCAAGGAGTTTTGCTAGTTGTGATTTGATTTCGTGCTTAACCAACATAGTTCTCTTTGTTTGATGTACCTATCATACTAGAAAACCGCCTCTGTGGGCGGTTGAGTAGACGGTTTATCAACTGTCCACGCCTTGCTTTCGCTTGGCGTAATGCTTGTGGTTTAAGTTTTCGTTTCCGTTCCTTCTTGGAATGGTGTTGCCAGTTTGGAGTATTCATCTTTCTACAGTAACACAGAATATTTATTTTGCAACTATCTGTAATGGTACTGAGAATCCAAGGTTCCACAATTTCCATATGGCATAAAATTCATCGCTAAGGAATTTCTATCATTACCAGAATCATTCATTCTAACACTATGTTTTAATGAAGCAGGAAATATTATTAATCTACCACGTTCTATAGGAAAGGAAACATCACCCTCCATTATTAAATCTGGATTTAACGTATTTGAGGGGACATTAATTGGTGCTAAATTTTTTAAAAAAGTTAAACTAGTACATCCATCAGAAAATGGATAAAATACAGCACTCCAAAAAGCATTAACATGATGATGCTCTACTATATCACCACCATCTCTAAGTCTAGTAAACCAACTAGTCGTCATTTTGAGTGGTGCAGTATATTCAATTTCTGATAAACACTCATTCACCCTAAATTCAAGTTTTTCAACTAATTTTTTATTATTATTCAGAATATATGAATCATCAGAAACAGAAAGACCTTTAGCATCAGTTTGATCTTTCCAATTAACCTTTTTAAAAATATCAAGTACATCATCAAGTAAGTCTGAACAATCCATCCCATATACTAGAGTTGGAAAAATAGAAAATCTTAATGCACCATTATCAAGTTTTTTAATCATAGTACATCACCAGGAAAAGCTTAAAGTTACCCTTGGTTCCATTACTAATGGGGAATGATAGACTCCACAAGGGATAACAAGTCCATCACCAGGATTTAACAAATACTCTTTATTCTCTATTACATATATCATTCTACCAATAGATTGTACAATTAAAACATCAGTATCATCTTTATGTGTTCCAAAGGTAGGACTTCCACATCCCAAAGAGGTATAGATATGCATCTCATCAATACCTTCAAACTCTTTAACCTTATCATACGCTTTCTGTATAGTGTTGGGAAAATACCTATTATGTAATACAAAGGTTGGTGCATATTCTTTAGAAGGCAAGAATCTATGAGTACGAAACTTAAATTCGTTTTCAATTTTTATTATTACATCTTCCCAAACAATATCTTTACAATAATTAAACTTATTATTTAAAAGTTCAAGTTTTTTCATGATGCCATTCTAGAGAAACCCTTAATTTTCTCAAATTTAATTACACTATTAAATTTATCTTGCAGATCTGCTTTATGAGATATAACAAATACATTAGCATCCTTGATTACAAAACGAATGATTTTAAGGAACTCATCTGTACCAAACCCATCAAGAGAACTATCAAATATCTCATCCATAATTAATAGATTAGTATTCACAGAGTTCTTAACTCTAGCAACTTCTCTCCAAGTGAATAAAAGTGCAAGGTCAATCCTCATCTTCTCACCTTCAGAGAAAGAAGCATAAGAAAACTTCTCGTGAATTGGAGATTCAATAGATTCACTAAACTCCTCATCAAGTCTGAAATTGATATAGAAATCCATCATCTGCAAGAAACGATTTACTTGCTGATTAATAAGAGGTAGATACTTCTTAATTATTTTTGTCTTTACTCCATCATCCTTTAACAGAGAATATGCGAAGTCATGATACATAACTTCTTCTTTCTTATCTGCTAATTTTTTAAATACTTCTTGGAGGTTTTGATTAAACTCTGCTAACTTTTCTTGCTCAGTATTTCTGTTTGCATGCTGATCGGTAAGTCTCTGAATTTCCGATTCCAAATCCCTGATCTGTCGCTGACATCCAGAGATGAGAGTATGGTTTTTAGAAATGCCATTATTGAGTTTAGTAATCTCCTTACTTAGTTTTGTAAACTGATGCTCTCGGTCCTCTTCTTTTTGAATTGCCTCTACTAGGTCTTTATAACCCGATTGCAACTCCGTTGCTTTATTTTGAACATCAGCAATTCTATTTACACGAAACTCTTCTTCTATATCCTGAGTACAGGTAGGACATACCGTATTATCTGTGAAAAACTTATGCTCTTTGGTAAGAGTCGCTACTTTATTGGACATTTTGCCCTTAAGAGTGTTTAGTTTCTTTAACTTTTTATTTGCTCCTGTTACTTCCTCTTGCTGCTTAGTTAGATCAGATACATCATTTTCCAACTGCTCATTTACCACAACATAATTATCTGCCTCACTCATAAGAGTAGTAATTTTATTTTGCTTTTCTTCTACTCTTTGATTACCTTGACTCTCTAACTCATTAATAAAGTTAGTTTGCATCTCAACTTTATCTTTAATATTATCCTTACTTAATTCTAAAGTTCTAATCTCATCCTTCTGTCCCTTGATTTTATCCTTTATTAAGCTATTCATAGCAGAGAATATACGAATATCTAATAGATCCTCAATAACTTCTCTACGGTTTGATCCTGATAGTTGCATAAAAGGAACAAAATTGGTACTACCCAATATAACAATCTGAGTAAATGACTTATAATTTACCTTAAGGATATTCTCCTCAAGCATCTTCTGCATTACACGATCATCTGCCTCCTTATGCATAGGAGTTCCATCTACAATTATTAAGAAAAGATTAGGTTTTATTCCTCTTTTTACAATATATTCTTTATTATTGATACTGAATTCAACTTCTACAAGACAATCCTTCTCATTCGTGCTATTTGCCAACTGCCCTTTATTAATTTTACGAAAGGGTTTATTAAACAAACTAAAAGTAAGGGCATCAAGCACAGTTGATTTCCCAGTACCATTAGTACCCACTATTAAATTTGTCGCATTCTGTTGAAAATCAACCTCAGTAAACTGATTACCTGTACTAAGGAAATTTTTCCATCTAATCTTCTGGAATATTATCATTCAATTTTGGTGGAATAACGATGTCGTTTGGAGTAATCACAGCATACTTATAATTATAGCGTCTACACGTAATAATTGCAAGGTTATCATCAACCTCTACAACTGACATAGCTTTATTTTCTTGATCTTCAATTTGCATAGCATATCTTTCAGCATCATCCTCCTTTTGAAATAAAAATAATACATTTTCCCCATACTTATTGGCAACAGCATAAGCACCATCCATAGAAGAATTTTTTAAAGTGAGGAGATACATTAGTCAACCTCGCAAGCCTCTGCATAAAGTTTTTCTAAAATACCCTTAATTATATTTTTATCACACTCAAAATCAGAATCATCAATATAGCGATTCAAAGTGCTCATCGTATTCTCATCTTCTTCTGCTACAAAATCTTCACTCTCATTTAGAACATAGTTCTCTATGATCTTTAATTCTAATATTCCAGTAGAGTATAATTTATCTATAAATTTTTCAAATTGTTTTTGGTCGGTTTTCTTCCTTACGATAAGTTTAATAATTTTATTTTTTAATTCTGAAGTATTGAATAACTTATAATTGTGATCCTCATAATAAATCTTATAGAATAATCTATATGGGTTATTAATATGAGAATGTTCTAAAGTTTCTGTATCAAATATAGTAAATCCTCTAGCATCCTCACAATCATTCCAGAACATCTCATAAGGATTGCCAAGATAGTAGATATTACCAACATTAGATCTTGTATGATAATGACCTGAGTAGACCTTCTTAAACTTCTTAAAAGGATCTATATCCATACCATGATCCATTACATGACCAGCAGTAGCAACAAATCCATTCAACTCAAGATGTCCCATAGCAACAGGTGCTTGTGATGCTTTGATCAATCCAATACTCGATTCCTTGTTCTCTTCATTAATCCAAGGCACAAGAAGAATATTGCATCCACCTACTTCAATAGAAGTTGTTTCTGCATAGGTTGTTATATTAGTATATTCTTTTAATAACAGATCTATAGTATTAACTTCATTAGTATCTTTATAATAAGCAGTATGATTACCAACTATACTATGAAGTGTTATTCCCATTTCTTGGAGCCTATCAAAATAAGTCTCCTTTGCCCAATCAATAGACCATAAATCTATAGATCTACGATTATCAAAAGTATCACCCATATCGATGACAGTATCGATTTTGTGTTCTTCCAAATACGGGAAAAAGACATTATCGTAAAACTCTTTGAAATAAGAATGAAATGCTTTAGATCCTTTACGAGCACCAAAGTGCTGATCTGTTATTATCGCTATCTTCATCTGTTACCAGACTTGTACTGAATATTATCTTTAATAGTATTGTAATCGGAACTACTTCCAGTAAGTGCTCCATCATCAACTACCATCACTTCATCAAATCCAGTTTTCTCAATTATCTTTGTCTTAATTTCTAATTGCTTCTTCTCTTTCTGAATCCTTCTTAGAAAAGCGTAGTGAATGATCTGAGTAAAGTATGCAAAAGGATTTCTAGACTTATTGGGATCAAAGTTATGAATATACTGTACACAATTTTCTATACCATCAGAGATCATATCATCTCTAAACATATAGTTTACAAAGTTTGGTTTATAAGAAAGATGTGTAGCAATCTTTAAAAAACAAGATCCAAGATAGTTGCTAATACGGGGTTTAGGTAAATCCTTTGATTTTGCTACAGCAACTTCAGCACGATAATCTATTAACGCTGCTAAGAGTTCTTTATTATTAACATAATGTTCTGATTTTTTCTTAGCCATAACATTAATATATCCTTATTAATAATTGTTTATATTATAACATTATTTACTCGACTTGACAAGGTAAGAAAATATCAGTACAATAACTCTGTAAGGGTTGATGAGATGGGTTTAGCTTTCTTTATTATTATTAGTATTTTTAAAGATATCTTCAAGCTTCTTACGAGCATCATCTACAGTTGATATAAATCCCATACCCTCTTGTAGTTTAACTTTACCATCTAATTCAAAATCAAGATCATCTTCTTCTAGATATCTTTTATAAAAAGTAACCATTTCATTATTTTTAACTTCAGTCATAGTAATAATTCTATCATAATTAATTAAATACATATCTTCATCAGCTAATTCTAACCAAGGTTTTATTTTTACATACTGTCCATGACCATTACTTAATACTTTCATAGTAACAGGAGTTTGGACTAAAATAACTGGATTACCATGATCATTTTCTTCTACAGAGATCAAAGCAAAGATTTCTTCTCCTGTTATTAATTTTATGACTCCGTAGAATTCTTCTCCCATTATTTCTTAAGCGGTATATTTACAATATCATAATTAAAGTTTTCTTCGTTATAGATTTTAATTCTTTCTATTAAATGGTTTAGTGTATAATTTTTTCTAGACTTACTACTAATATCATCGGCAATATCATATAGAGTAGCTTTAGATTTTTGATTACCTTTTCTAAGAACCCTTCCGATAGATTGTAAATTCCTGATTCTTGATTTAGAAGGAGAAGCAAATATTATGTTGTGTAAATTCTTGATGTTAATACCAGTGGAAAAGGTTCCATACGAGGCCACGATAATCGCATTATTCTCTTGCTCAGTGATTTCTCGAACTCTCTCTCGGTCTTGGGTATCCACTCCACCATGAACAAAAAAGACATTTCGATTCTCCACAACATTACTATTTATCATCTCATATAAAGGTTCTCCGTGTGCTTCTACTCTTGCAAACAAGATAAGAGTATTACCTTTAAGATCTAAAGCAAGATTGCGTATTAATCTATTTCGTTTTTCATGACCAATAATATATTGAACTTCATCCTCAAAGCATTCAAATTTATTCGGTGGGTGTTTCAATAGAAGCACGTTGATATCTAATGTAGCAAGATGCCCTTTCTTCATTAACTCATCAGTTTTAATGATCTTATAAGAAGGTCCAAACAATCCCTCAAGAACCCATTTATGGGTTTCTGATCCATCTAAAGTTCCTGTAAATCCATAACGGTATTTTGCATTACCCAATTTAGTCATTATAGATATAAGTGACTTCGACTTAAACTGGTGTGCTTCATCTCCGATAACCGTAGAAAATCTATCAAAGTATTTTCTAGGTAATTTGTATATTGATTGCCACGTAGTAATAATAACTTGAGAATCAGTTTCTCTTTCTCTACCAGCGTATATCTTATGACAATATGAACCAACATCCCATCCATAGTCTGCAAAGTCTTTATACATTTGCTCTACAAGGGAAGTCGTTGGAACAACTATCAAAGTATTTTGCTTTTTTTCAACGAAATATCTCACAATCCCGTATATCATCAAAGACTTTCCAGAAGCAGTTGGAGATATCAATAATTTTCTATTATGTTTTAAAGCGTCGTATACTCCATCAATCTGATAATCTCTAGGTTTATGTTTAGAGATCGCAGTCATATAATCTTTAACACCCTCCTTTGAAATCATATCGTTGACTTCAAACGGTAGACCGTAATATTTGTTTTCTTTAAATTCGTAAGTATATTCGTGATCTTTACAAAATTGAACTATTCTATCTAATAGTCCAACATATATGTCTCCTGTTTGGGTACTGAATAATCGTATTTTACCGTCCCAATGTTTCTTTTGATAGTGCGGCATAAACTTCGCACCAGGCACTTCAAAAGTGAATTGATCAGATAATTCATAGTACACATGTGCCTCTGCATCTATGTGTAGATGAACTTCATTCTTTTTTGATATAATCAAATGACTCATAATCCTATACCAAGGTAGGATTATTTAGAGCCTTATTTTCCCTTATATTTTGGAGGAGGATCTAGTACTCTAGCATTTCCTATTCCTGATAATCCTTGTGCTCTTTCAGGTGAACCCTTCTCAGTATTAGCTATAACTTCTTTAATTTTTTTATCTCTTCGCAAATTCCTAACTTTATCAAGAAGTTGTCTCTTATTGACATTTTCTTCATCCTTCTTAGTGGATGCGAGAGAAGTAATTGCATTTACTGCTGTCTTACCAACCTGAAAACCTTTTTTTACACCATGAAGACCAAGTTCAATTGCCTTAGTTGTTGCCCAAGTACCTAGACCTTTCCTAGCAAAAGTATCTTCATTAAACTGTTTAAAGGATTTCATTTATCCAACAATAGTATCAAACCAATCTTGACTCATTCCTGAGATAATCTTATCTGCTGCTTCAGCATCTACAGCATACTTCTCTTCAATAAGATGTCCCACAACTTTCTCATAGTTCTCGTGGATCTTCTTGCTTTCTTTTGGAGTAGGTTTCATCGTAACAAAAATTACTTTATACTTTATTTATCATATTCTTCCATATCATAACTATATTCGCAAATTATCGCAAACAATCGATTCTTTAATGCACGTAGATATGCAAGTTCTTCTATTGAGTGCATAGACTTACTTGGGTAAGGTCCATACAAAGAATCGTTTATATGTTTATAGAGCAACCTAGTTTCTGTGATGCCCATTTTAATTTCAACTACCCATTCATCAGTCTCACCAGAATGATGATCCATGAAGTTATTAGGAAATATAAAGTATTTATTACATACCTGCTTGGAACTTATTCCATTCTATTGCATTCTTAATTTGAAAGGTTCTATTAGAAACATTTTTAATAATTTCTTCTAAGAACTTTAATGTAGTATCATAATATCTTATTTTAAGATCAATCTTTTGAACTTTTTCATCTGCATCCATATATCTTTGTATAGCATCCTTTTCTCTTACCTTATATCCAAAAGGTTCCTCAATATAAACTTCTGCTGGTGCTTTACCAGTATAATAATTATGCCTTTCCAATCTAACTTTATTGTATTGCTCTCTTGCTTTTTCACGCAACAAAGTAATAGTATTATAAACTGTATAATACTTTGAATGTAATTGGGGAATCTTCAAAGATTCATCATGTAAATTATCAGGATCGATGACAGCATCACGCTCCCACATCTCCTGAATTTTGTCAAGATTCATTTAGAACTGGTCAATTCGTATATGGTGTATTTGAATGATGCTTCTGCTGTGAGATATTGTACGTCAGCAGTAGTAGCATCAAAATCTAATGATGTTAATGAAATTGGGAATAGATCCTTAAATTTAACCTTTGCAACTTCTCTAAGATTACTATTCAGTATTCTAAGTGTTCCATCACAAAACTGTTCTTTCATTTCTCTTTGACCAGTTTTATCAGTTGTTAAATCTTTAAAATCTTTTGTTGATTCTGGGAATCCCAATCCATTTAACCAATTATAAACTGACATATAGTTTTCCATATCTTCATCAACTAGGAACCTAAGTGTAAAATCCCCATAGGTTAATTTCTCACCAGGAATATCAATATCCTTTAGATATGATGGTTGGGTAGCAACTGCCAAAGATAACTCTGGTATTCTAGCACTATTTGAGAAAAAATCTACTTTGGGATACTTGGCAAGATTAAACTTAAAACCTATACCAGATAGATAATTTCTATTTTGTATTTGTGACGTGAATGGTCCAGACATTATTAATTTTTTAACTATTTATCATCTTAAGTTTAAATTAAATGATATTGATACTCTATCTTCTTCTGTTAGGTTAGTTCCTACATTATGCTCTAAACTAGATGGGAACAAATACATATTTCCTTCTACTGGATATCTGGGAACTGTTTCACCACCTGCATACCTTTCAACAAAAAATCCATTCCCATAAGACAATGCTTGTCTAGGATCAACAAAATTAATATTTCCAGAATCACCTTCAGGAACTTTTACATAATATACTCCAGATATATCACATCCTGGATGGTTATGTCTAAGATTATAAGATCCTTTAGGATTTATATTTGCCCATATACTCAAGGAATTTATACTTGATACTTTCGGATCAAATATCATCTCTGGGAATATTTTTCCAAAAGAATCGATTATTGGTTTAAAAATTTCTTGAATTTCATTATTGTTTTGTGGGTTACTGTGCCATCCACCTCGATTTGAATATTCCTTACCAGTATCTTTTTCTTTTAGTTCATATATATCCTTCTCTAATTTCTCATTATCAATTTCCAATCCAGTAATTTCATATAATGGTGTTGGGAATAATGGTTGATGATCTATCTTCACTTCAAACTCTCATTTAATACTATTATACCATATGTAGACAAAAAAAAGCACCCCCGAAGGAGTGCTCTTTGAAGATATAAGCAACTAGCTTACATAAGGTTAGCAACCTTAACTCTTCTGTAGTAACGGTTAGAGTTACGTGTAAGTGTTCCAAGTCCCTGTGTAGTTCCTTGAGAGAATGGGTTCTCAACAAGACCGTATCTTGTCTTAAAGCCAATCTTAGGTTGGAATGTATCCTGACCAACCGCACGAACCATCTGTAGAGGAACGTATGGGCAGTAGAATAATCCAGCGTCATAAGGAGATGAACCCTTATAACCAACTACGTAGTACTGTGAAGCAGCGTTTCCACCAGAAGCAGAGAAAGGATCGATGTATACACGATACTTACCTTGAAGAATACCAGCAAATGTATTGCCTGTATCATCTACATTAAGGTTAGCATTAAGTGCAGGTGTGTAATCAAGTACACCAGCCATAGTTAGGGCAGAAGCAACATCAGCAGATGTTAGGATCATATTACCCTTTCCACGACGAGTTCTTTGTGCGATTGCGTTAGCATCACGCTCGATCTGGAAGATAAGTCCCTTGAACTTCTCAACTGACCATCTACCGTTTGAATCGGTGTCAAGGTCGAATGTACCAGCAGAAGCAACGTTTGCTTGAGCACCAGGCTCTGCTACGTTGTAGATAGTACGGATAACTTCTCTGTTGATTTCAGAAAGAATCTCAGTAGAAAGAATGTTAGCAAGTTCTGCTTCTGCATTCAATCCGTGGATTGCTTTCAAGTCTTGAGCAAGCTCTAGTGAGTACTCAGCTTTCAACGCACGAGATTTCGCAGTAACTGTTACTTTCTCGATGCTGAATGCCATCTGGTTGAACTGGTCGCCAGTTCCATCACCTAGATCTTCAGCAGAGTCTGTACGCATACCCTGACCAACGTTGTAGTCAGTAGCATTTGTTTGAGCAGCAGTTGAATTCAACAAGCCTGGGTTAGAACCCTGTTGTGCTGTTGTACCCAAACCAACGTTATTAGCACCAGTAGCGGTGAATCCGTTAGTATCATCAAGTCCATCAGGCTGTCCTGAGAACGCTGAATCGGGTTCGTTGAATAATGCTTCTGTACCAGACTGAGTCTTGTAGCGAGAACGCATTGCGAAGATAAGTCCAGTAGGACCATTCATAGGCTGAACACCAGCAAGGTCATAAGCGACCAAGTTTGGCATTGAACGTCTAATCAAAGAGATTAGAACGGGGTCGAAACCTGCAACTGGACCAGCAGCAGTAGCATCAGCAGAGAAACCTGCTGTAGCACCACTATTAGTGTTAACGTTTGGAGCTTCGGATAGGAAGTTACGCTCTTCCCTTAATTCTTTTTCTTGGTTTTCTAACAGGACTGCGGTTACGCTTCTTCTATGAGAATCTTTGATTGGATCAAGTCCATCATAGTCTAGAATAGGAGCCCACTTTTCCTGTAGATATTCAGAATTGAACATCTGCATTTGAGTTTACCTCTTACGGTTTATTGTTTGAATTTAATAATTTAAAAATCACTTATGAGCAGCTCTTGAAAGAGTATCAAGGTATGCTTGCATTCTAGGATTTACTTCCTCGGATGCTACTTCGTCAGTAGATACCTCTTCTGATAAGTTTTCAGAGGTGCTTTTTGGAGCACTAGTTTTACTTGGGAAATAAGATTCCTTAAGTGTACCTAGTTTCTCACGATAGTCTGTCTCACTTTCAAACTCAACGTTCTCTGCAAGAGTGGCAAGTTTTTCCTTCTGAGTGTCTGCAAGACCTTCAGCAACATCTGCAAAAATTACATCTGCTGTGGATTCTGCTAATCTAGAGTTTAGAGCAATATTTCTTTCAATTTGCTCATTGAGTTTATTCTCCATTTCATCAAGCTTATCTACCATGCTATTAAGCACATCATATTTTTCTTCAGGGATTGTTACATAATGTTCTTCAAATAGTGACTTCATACCTTCTAGGAAGGACTCAGTCATTTCTGTTTTAAGACCCGCTTCTACTGCAAGTTGGTTCTCCTGAACCCACTCGTCAGCAACGTACTCAAGGTAAGAATCAACTCTTTCTGTAAGTCCAGTCTTAATAGTGTCTAGCTCTTCAACTAGAGCAGCAGCATAAGAATCATTGAGTTCTTCTTTGATTTCTGCAACCTTGGATTTAATTGCGGTCTCGAAAATTGTTCTCGCTTTGTCTTGGAACTCTTCAGATAGTTCCTCACCAGCGATTAATGCTTGAAGATCTTCTTCAACATTAATTTCTGCGATTACTTCTTCTTCAGCAACTTCGTCTTCTGCAACTACTTCAGTTCCTTCTTCTGTAGCTACATCTTCTTCAGAAACTACTTCATCTGTAGTTACTTCGTCTTCGGCAACAACCTCTTGACCATCTTCTAGTTCGTCTGATACTGCTTCAGCAGCAGCTGCCTTAGCATTAACAACGTCCTTAACCTGTGCTAATGTAGCAGCTGGGTCTTTGAGTTTTGCTGAATCGTCATCAGGACGATAATTTTCTGGGGTAGGTCCACCAAGGTCTTCTACTGGAACGCCAGCTTTTGGTGCTGGATCTGCTGCAGCTGCACCTTTGGTTACTACGTTTTCTTCGATGTTTTCCATTTAGTGAATTGTTACCAACGTGTTTACTGAATCTTGTAAGAATCTTTTATTATTTATAGTTTTGTTAAACTTAGAGGTTATTTAGAAAATTGTTGAATAGACCCAACTTATGCTCCTCTAAAGCACTTTGACCAGCTAAAGTATTAATAGCCTTCTTTGTTTTCTCTGCGAGTTGTTCACGGAGTATTCCTCCTTCCCAAACCCATTCCTTTCCTTCCATAATTCCATTCACAAATGCGTCTGGAGCAGAAGGATCTGCTACAATATCGGCAGCAGTTGCTAATTGAAAATCTTCACCAACAACTTTACACCCTGAATGATTTTCTTTAAGTGATCCAACTCCACGAGAAGAAACACCTAACATAACACCTTCACCTAATAAAGATTTTGCAATCTTACCCATAGGTGTTTCAAGAAGTTTTGCTTTTCCCTTAAAATTATTACCTTCTTGTGTAAGGCAAGTGATTTTATGAGAAACCCTATCAAGATTAACTGTAGGACCATCGGGATGACCCAATTCTCCTAAAGCACGTCCTTTTTTAATGAAATTTTCATTATATCTACCAACTTCACGAGCAAGAGTATCTATAGGATACATCCTACCATTACGGTTTTTAATGCCTCCCTGTAAAAATACCCCTTCAATATGAAGTGTCTTATTAGACCCTCTACCTTCGGATATTATTTTTACCTGAGAAATCTCTTCTGTGATCAGTTTCATTCTTCTTGTTCCTGTTCAGTTGGTTGTTCTGATGATACTGGTTGTGCAAATACAGTATCCGCTATATTTGATTTCATACCATCAATACGTCCTGCTGATTTAGCATAAAGCATATCCTTTATTTTGTCGCTAATATCAGACGCAGACGAATCTGTTGCAATCAAGTCAACGATGTCTTCCATAAGATTATATAAGTTATATATTTCCTATTTATAACTCGGCTTTCTTGGTGTCTTTTGAATATTGAGCATCAACTGCTTGTGCTTGTGCTTGTATATCGGGATCTACTGGTTGTTCACCCATACTTTCCATAGCAGGATCACCTTCTTGAGGTAACGGTTCTCCTGTTATTGGATCAATTTGAGATGGATCTGGAATGATTCCTTTTTGAATTTCATCTTCAATCTGAATATCAATTTCCTCTATTTCCATATCAGTTTGACGTAGAACTCTCTTACGAACATATTCAGTAGAATAATACTTACCAATATAAGGTTCGATTGTTGCGAGCATACCCAACCTACCTTCCATAAGTTCGGATTCTTTTAATTCTGCAAATTGATTATCATACAAGAAGTCATATTGAATATGATCTTCCATACCTTTCCAATCTTCTGGAGTACAGATATTCTTAAGAATTAATTGCGTCTTAAGCATATCGTTAAACATAGCAGCAAAACGCTTTCTTAAACGTCCTACAAACTTAGCAAATTTAAGTTCATCTCTTAAAATCTCTGATGAACGACCTAAATTAAAACCACCTTCAGCAGCGATTCTTGATTCAGGAACACCTAATGCTCTATAAAGTTTCTTTTGGAAATACTCTATATCAGATAATTCACCTAAATTCTGACCACCAGGTAGAGTTGTAATTTCGGTTCCCCGACCACCTTCTCTTCTAGGCAACCAGAAATCTTCCATCATACTCATAAATTTACGGTCATCACGAACTTCACCTGTGTTCGCATCGTAAACTAACTTATTTCTATAGCGAGACATTACCTCTTTTAGGTATTGTTCTGCTTTTACTTTTGGTAGATTACCTACATCAATATAAAATATTCTTCTTTCAGGTGCTCTTGATAGTCTGTAGATAACAAGAGAATCCTCAATCATTCTTAATTGATTAAGTGCCTTGATTGCTTTATGGAGATATGAAAGAACTCTATTTTTATTTCTATCAACTAAACCAGAAGTACACATGGTAATAGAATCCTTAGCAATCTTGATAGAATTCTTACCACCCATTTGTCCCATCATTCCTGTTGGGTGATTGACTTTAGGTGTATAAACATAAAATTCTTCAAATTCAGGATTTGGAACTATATCTTGTTCACTCCTAACTCTTATAGCAGGATCTTGATTACCTGGTTTCTTTTTTTCTTGACGAATAAACTTTATTTTTAATGGGTCAATATATCTAAGATCCTGAATACCATCTTGTGGATTCTTAGTATCAATAACTTTTAAATAAAATACTCTTCCATCAACATACCAATTTCTAAAAATTTCATGGGACTTTTTGTCAAAGTCCATCAACTCTTTAATATATCTAAACTCTTCCCTAATCTTTTTCTTTAAAGTAGTACTTGCATTCAAATTTGAAAGTTCTACTTCTACTGGAGAATCATATAAGTCGCTAACTATTGCTTCATTAACAACATCTTCAATTGCACCATCCGCTTCTGGATGAAGTGCCATTTCCCTATATCTTCTTATTAGATCATATTCTGAACGGTACGCACCTTCAATATCTACATATTGACCATAAAATCCACTTGAAATAAAATTATCAACCCCATCCTCATTGTTCTTGGGAACAGGGCTGATTATCGAAGTGGATTTCTTTTGCGTTTCCTCAATTGAAAACCCGAAAAGTTTTGCCATTATAAATTTAGTCTCTAGTATGTTCTATTTAGCTGACGTTCTCACCACCAGCATTTGGACCAGAACCTTTAATTGCTTCCCAGTACTGAACTTGAAGTTCAACTGTGAATTCCTGAATGCCTTGAGCATCATAGGAAAGTTCAATAGGTCCAACCTGAGTTGGGAAAGTATCGTAGAATCTGTAAGATCTTAGTGTTGATCCGTCACGATCTAACTGATAAACGTAAGCATCAGATTGATAATCTGCAGGATTTGTTAAACCTGTGTTATCAGATAGTCTATTAATTGTATTAGACCATCTTTCAAATGCTGAACGAATAGCAAAGTCTGTATCGTTAATAACAGTAACAGTCCAAGAATCGAATGTTCTATCTCCAGCAATTTTAAGAACCCTTCCTCTGAAAGGAACTTCTATCTGAGCAACGTTGGATGCTGGTAAATTAGCACCCTTTACTAAGAATCTTGCTTTGTCAAGAACCGCAGAGTCAGGTTGAGCGACGTCTGGGAAAGTGAGGACAACTTCAAACAGATTAGCACGAGCACCACCACCCGTCAACTTACTCTTGAAGTTTGATATCGTTCTTAGTGGTGGTGGATTGACTTGATTTCTAGCCATGATTGTTTTTTAAACCTCTAATTAAACTGAACCGATTACTTCTTCAAAAGCAACACCAGTTCTGGTAGCAACAAAGGTAAGACCGATGAAGTTGATAGAACGTGCTGGTTTGATGAAGATGTCTGCAACAAACTCATTTGCGTCAATGACTGCTGCTGTGTTATTTGTCTCGTCACAAATAACTACAAAATCGAAGATACCTCTCTTCGCTTGAACATCTCTAAGGAATGGTTCAACTATGTTTACAAAGTTAGTCCTTGTAAGTTCATCGTTGAATTCAAATAGTTGATCCTTAGCTGCGGCTGAAATAGCATCTTCAAGATAGATGAATAATCTACGAACGTTGATGCGATCAAACGCTGATGATTTACCAAATCCAGTTTTATCTCCAAATAAGATAATACCAGCTCCAGGTGATAGGATAACTGGGTTAATCCTGTTGGAATAAAGGATATCTCTTTGTTTCTTGCCTGGATTGTAAACAAGTTTTACTGAATTGAGGATTGGACCTCTTGCAGTTCCTGCTGGTGAGAACCAAGGGAACTGTTCAATATCAGTTCTTGCACAAGTTCCAGCGATGTCTCCATTTAATGGGACATATCTAAATGTATTGTTGAAGCGATCAAACATATACTTGTAACCGCTATCAAATACACTATAGGTAGATGATGATATTGGAGCATAGAATCCAACAACGTTCTCCGTCATTTGATCGATGTCGTTTACCGTTACTGCACCAACAGAACTATCATTTAAGAATGCCTGTCTATAAGGTGAAATAAATGCAACCGCATCTTTTCTTGCTTCTGCAACAGCAGTAACTTTTTCTGCAACTGCCTGTGATTGCTCTTTTGGATGATGAGCAGCACCCATCATAATGAAGTCTACTTCAGTTTCCTCTGTATTTTCAAACAGAGTGTAACCACTAATTAGATCATCTACACCAGAGTGTAATGCACCAATTGTAGTAAGATCTGTTTTGTCACCGTAGTTTGTACCACTTGCAAGTGTTCCTGTAAATGTACCAGAAGCACCAAAGTTAACTCCATCAGCATTTTGATCCCAACCACTATCAGAATCTAAAGTATTAGTTGATGCTGTACTATAACCTGTAGTTGTAATTCCTGCAGGAGCACTACCACCAAAGATATACTTGGAGTTAGATGCTAGATAATCTCTCCAATAAGAGGAAGATCCAACAGAAAACTCAGCGTCTTTTGCTTTAGATAAACTTAAATGCTTCTCTAAAATAGTTCCAGCATTTCCAGTTATGTTTCCTTTGTCATCAATAACAACAACATGAACTTCATCATTTCTACCACCTCTTGCAGTAGCAAATGTAGAAGTACCAGGAGCATCTGCTAATGCATCCCACTCTAAAATTCCATTACTTAATACGATGTTTTGCTGTTCAAACCAATCCTTCTGTTCTGTGTAGGATTTAGGTGTTCCAGCAGCACCCGAACCTGATGCTGTAATGTTAACAGCTCCAGTAGGATCAAATGCGTATGTACCACCTTGTTGGTAATCTACTGCTGTTTCTGTTCCTGCAGCAGATACATGAGAAATAACTTTAACCTCTAAAGTTGTATCAGTACTTCCTGTAACGATACCCTTAAGGTGTCCATCAATTACTTTTGTTCCAGTTGAGGTTCCAACCGTTTTATTAATCGATGCTGTAACAGCAGCTCCAACAGCAGTAGTGTTTCCACTAGCAACAGTTAATATTTGGTCTGCTTTACCATCGATGATTGCAACTTTAATTCCGTTCGCCCAAGTACCTGGGTTTTTCGCTGCAACAGTAACATTAGTAATAGCATTCTCATCATAACCCAATTGGTTATAGTGAAGACTGCTTGTAATTCTTATACTACTTGCTGTTCCAACAAATGCGTTCTTTAATCCAACACCTGTTAAGGTATTGTAATCATCAGCACGGACAACTTGTAAGGTTCCACCATACGCAAGGTATGATGATGCCACCATCCAATACTCATAATGTTTGTCTGTTGAATAAGGTTGTCCGAAAGTTTGTAAAAGATCCTCCTCACTTTCTATGAGTTGAGGGTCATTAACAGGTCCTTTCGCAAACGGTGCGACCAACGCTCCAATAGATCCACTCGTAGGATCTACTCTCCCAATCGTTAGGTCAACCTCTCTTACTACAATTCCAGGAGATGCTAAATTTAGAGGCATCTTTTATACTCCGAATCTCAGATTATGCTAAAAATATTTATGGTAATCCCTATTTACATGTAGTCCCACATGTATGAACGATCTCCATACTCATCTAAATTCCACCTATCACCATCTTTATCAACAAAACTTGTTTCATCTAATCCATCAGCAATAAAACCAAATGGAGCCATATCTTGTTCTATTTGATTCTTTTGTTCTTCATATATTCTCTTACGGATGTCATTATCTGACATCTCTTTAAAGTAATCCTGTGCAACTAACCAAGAAAATATAACAAGACACATAGCAAGGTCATCATTACACCCCTCCTCAGCTTCAAAGGAATTATGTCTTTGTGCAAATGTTGTTAATTCTGAAATAATTTCATAATCACAAGTAAGGAGTTTATCATCCTCCATCATCGTTTTAAGATTAGAACATCCCAACTTCTTAACTGCAGATGTCATTCTTACACCAAGTTGAGTCTTCTTACCAGAAAAACCTTGCCCTACTATTTGACCTGCCCTACCTCTCATGGATGCCATTAAGACATTTTCATACTCAAGATCATACTGAAGTATGCTTGCAACCTGATCTCCTATATCATTTACTTCTATTAATAGATATGCTTGATTATATGCCTTTGCAACATCCAAAATAATATTTGGGAATAGCATAGGTTTAATTTCATTATTCCTATACTTAGCAACTACTCTATAAGGAAACTCTGTCGTATCAAAAACTATGAATGCAGAATAATCGTTACCTAATCCTCTGGCAACGTCAACTGTTATTATATAATTGTGTTCTTTAACTGGTGTTTCGTAAATATCAAGTCCAGCATTTCTCGTCTTAGGTGCTTCATATACAAGATTTCTAAGTTTTGCTGGATTAATAAGAGTATTAACAGATCCTAAAAACTCACACTCAAACTCAATCTTAAACTGTTGTTCTGAAGTGTTTGCAATCGTTTGTTCTTTCCATTCCTCATCTCTACCAGGAACTTCACTCCAGTGAACATCAGTTGCTATATACTCACTCTTTCCCTTTTCACTATCGTGCCACATACGATAGAAATGATTCATACCCCTTGGGGTAGAAACAATAATTACTTTAGTACTTTGTCCAGAAGTAATAGTTGGATAAACGGAAGCAAAGAAATCATCAGCAATGTGATTCGGGATGAATGCGAACTCATCCAAAAATATGACATTATAAGATCCACCACGAACAGCAGAGGAAGAAGTAGAGTTTGCCGATAT